GAAGTTCTTAGCATGGGGCTAGAACAAATCTATGAACCCACAAAATTTGTGAAAAGCATTAGCGTCGATTCTGACGGGACGGAAACGCGGAATTATGCTATAATAACAGATGATAGAGAATATCTTAATCTTATTATTGGTCTGATATTAATGGCATAAACGGGGGGATTAATATGCCTGCAGACGCATTCGGGACTAATCTTGATATAGCAATGGCGGATTTAACTCGTGCAAAGACGGAATACTTAAAAGTATTCGGACAGCATTCTCTTGAGCGTGTTACGTTATTGGATCCTGTACACCCTGTTGCAAGTGAGTATAAATTAGCAGCGAAGAAACTTTGGCGTGCGATAAAAACGAAGCAAGCAATTCCTCAATTTGACAAGGAAATTTGGGATACAGTGATATTTTAAACCAAAAGCACTTGCGAGTTGATAGAAAAGAAGTTGGTAGGAATCTGAGGTGAGATCATTGACACGCAGAGAGCTTATTGAGTATTTAGATGCTGCACAGGATTTAACATTTTCTTATAAAGGACATTGGTATTTCATTGGTGAAGTGTTTGACTCCAAAACAGGAGTTTACAATGATCCTACCGAATATACTTGTGGACGTGCAGATACTGATGATGACTACCGATATTCTTCTATTGATGAGGCATTGGCAAACTTTAAGATTATGGGCAGGCCTTTTAAAGATATTTTGCCAGATATAGACTGGTAAGCAAAAGCACTTGCGAGT